AAAGACGAAGATTCTGTAAAAGAAGCAATTAAAAATTTATTACTTACTGACCGTGGTGAAAGATTGATGCAGCCAAATCTTGGTGGTCATCTCAAAGCCATGCTATTTGAAAATATAACGCCCGGCGTTTTAAAAACAATCGAAGACCAAGTACGAACAACACTAGATATTTACGAGCCTAGAGCTGAATTACTAGATGTATCAGTATCCTCTCTAGTTGATGATAATACTGTAAGAGTTCGTGTTGACTTCATGATACGCAACCAAGCAAACCCAATATCAGTTGACGTATTTCTAGAGAGGACAAGATAAATGGCATCTAAACTCAAGATTAATGAATTAGATTTCGCAACAGTGAAATCGTCACTGAAAGAATATATGAAGAGTCAGACGCAGTTCAAAGATTATAACTTTGAAGGCTCTAACATGAGTGTTCTTCTTGACGTATTAGCATACAACACGTATCATAATAACTTTTATTCTAATATGGCACTGAACGAGATGTTCCTCGATTCGGCGGTACTTATGAACTCTGTTGTTTCTCATGCTAAGGAACTAAACTATCTACCAAGAAGTAGAAGATCTGCAAAGGCTGCTGTTAAAATCACAATTACAAACGACACGCCAGGAATTCAAACTATTCCAATTCCAGAATATACTCAGTTCCAATGCGTATATCAAGGTGAAAACTTTGAGTTTGTTACAGACAAAGGTTATGTTGCTAAAAAGGTTGCAGTCAATACATTTGTTGCAGATAATGTAGAGATCTTCGAAGGTCAAATGCTTGCAAGCTTTGAACGTGAAGGTTATTTTGTTGATGCTGACGGTATTCTTCGTGTTATCCTCTCAAACGAGAATGCTGATACAGATTCAATCGTTGTATTTGTTGACGCCGAAGAAACAGAAAACCAAAACATATTTGTAAGAAAGAATGATATTTTTGGTGTAGGACCAGACGATAAAGTATTCTATGTAGAACCATATTTTGATGGAAGATACACAATATACTTTGGTAATAATAGATTCGGTTCGCAGCCTCTGGAATTTGAGGATGTTCGAGTAAGATACAGAATTTGTTCTGGTGAAGAGCCAAATGGCGCTGACATATTTAGTCTTGAATTAAATAGTGGTACTGCTGTTGTTGAAACAATTCATGCAGCAGAAAACGGCGCTGAAAGAGAGTCTCTTGAAAGCATTCGTTACTTTGCTCCAAAAGCATTACAGATTCAAGAACGTGCAATTACTACGTCAGACTATGAGGTTTTACTTAAACAAAACTTCCCAGAAATTAAAGCGGTTTCTGCTTACGGTGGTGAAGATCTTACACCTCCGAAGTTTGGCCGAGTTGCTATCTCGGTTTATCTTGGTGAAAGAGAAGACAGTCTATCACAAACATTGTCTGCAAGATATATTGAGTTCTTAAGAGAAAGATCTCCTGTTGCAATTGAACCTATCTTTATTGAATCTGAATTCCTATATGCTTGTTTGTCTATCGACGTTTATTACAATTCAAACCTTACAAGTAAATCTCCAGACCAAATAGAAACGGAAATCAGAACTGCTATTACGACTTATAGTAATACCAATCTCGATGACTTTAATACAACACTCCGTGTATCAAAACTTGGCGGCAATATCGATGCTGTAGACGAATCAATTCAATCTAGTGAGATCGATGCATGTCCGTATATCTTGTATTCACCTGCAAAAGGTGTATCAGCAAACCCATCATTTAAGTTCTTCGCTGAACTAGTTAAACCGTATCCTTTTGATGATACAATTGGATTTGTAGATTATAAGCCTGCAATTAAAACCGGTGCTTTCACATATGATAATACACAGGTTTATATGCAAGACGATGGTAACGGAAATATTCAAATTGTAACAAACGACCCAGTAGATCCTAAGGTTATTCTGCCAAAAACTGGTACAGTAAATTATACTACTGGTGAAGTTAACTTGACAGGACTTACAGTGCAAAACTATACCGGCGCTGGAATTAAAGTAATGGCAACAACAAGACGAGACGACATTAAGTCACCTAATGGAAGAATCTTCTTTGTCCGAGATGAAGATGTAACGATCAACATTAAACCGATTAAGATAGCATAATGGCGAAAATCGAGAAAAATATTGCTCATCAGATCCAGCTGCAGTTTCCTGCAATTTACAGGGATGAGGGTCACGAGCTTGTAAAATTCGTAGAAGAATACTATAAGTTTCTAGAAACACAAGCTAATATGTCTGTGTACAATAACAGGCGTTTGTTTGAATACCGTGACATTGCTACAACTCTATCTGAAATGATTATATTCTTTCAGAAAAAGTTTCTTGCAGATCTACCACTCGACGATGTAGGTACGGTCAAGTTCATCGTAAGAAATATTATGAGCCTTTACAGAAGAAAAGGTTCTGAGAGCGGTATTATTCTTTTCTTTAGAATGTTCTTTAAAGAAGATGTGGAGATCTATTATCCTGCATCTAATATTCTAAAGCCTTCTGATTCTTCCTGGAAAACTGGTACATATCTTCAGTTATTTCCAAACAACGCAGAATTCCGTTCACCAGCAAATACATCTATTATATACGAATATGATTCATTAGCAGGTAAGAACATTGTTGGTAGTATTTCTGGTGCTAGAGCTGCAGTAGATAAAATTAACTTTATTATGTTAAACAGAACTCTTGTTCCTGTAATTTATATTAACGATGTTAAAGGTACATTTATTAAGTTTGATGATATTATTACAAGAGTAAATGGTACCGATATTAAGTTTGGTCAAGTGCAAGGCTCAGCCTCTTCTATTGCTATCGATCAGAGTTCGCCTAGAACTACAGATAATAATATCGGTGATATTTTTGACTTTACATCTACTCTTGGTAAAGGTGGTAGATGTATTGTTACAGAATTGCAAGATGAATTTACAGGTACAATCTCATACACAATTAAAGATGGCGGCTTTGGTTATACGGTTGCTGAAACAAGATTGCACGTTTCAGATCAAGTAATTATTTTAGATAATGCAGACCAAGACTTTATAATTGAAGAAAGACTTAGAGACGCAAGTGGTAACGAAGGTTTTGTAACTGGACAAAACCCTGCTGCTGTTGGTGTTAAGATGAACGCAGGAAACGAGTTTGATGGTACAGCGATCTCAACACTCGATAGAACACCAAATATTACTTTTCAACCAGCAGATTTTTCTTTATCAGAATTAAATAGCTCCTCACCCGGCAGTCTATTCCCAGATACTGCTGATCCCGATGACGTACAAGTTACTTTAAGTAATGTAGAAAATATTGGTCTTATTACAGATATTATTGGAAACTTTTTAAGTGTTCCAATTAATTCTACAAATTATAACGCAGTACCACCGGCTCTAGTGGCCATGTCTGGTGCAGATCCAACACCTGCTTTAGATTCTGTTATTAACGAAGCATTCGATCTTACGCCGTTTGATATTGGTAAGGTTAAAACTCTTGTTAATGTTAATCCAGGTGCATCATATGAAAACGACGTGTTTGCTATTTTGAGAGATCCAGTAATGGAAGCTTTTGAAAGATTCGATCAAAACCTTGTTCTTTCACAATTTAGTGCTAACTTTGATATAGGCGACACGGTTACGCAAGGTTCAGTAACAGGCGAAATTATTGGTTTTGATTCTACAAACAATGTTTTACAAATAAGACCGTATGCTTATTATGGATTTACAGCTGGTTCAATTGTTCATGAAAACAACTCGTACTCTGTAATTACAGCAGAAAGAAATTATGATTCTAAAAAGTTTGGTGAGAACGCTCTTGTAAATACACTTACTGAATTCTCAATCGGTCGTATCAATAAAGTAAAAGTAATCAATTCAGGCTTTGGTTATATTGACCAAGAAACTGTTTATCTAAGAGATGCTAATACCGATGTTGTTGCACAAGGTACTCTGAGTGCTCTGGAACAAGGTGTAACAGAGGGTTACCACGGAAACTTTAATTCTCATATTAAGCCTGAGAATAAGATTAGAGATAATGATTACTATCAAGAATTCTCTTATGAGATTCAAGGTGTTGTTGATCCTGTTGAATACGGAGATATTCTGAAAAGAACTGTACACCCTGCAGGTACTAAAACATTCAACAAGTTTGTTTATAAAACTAAAGTCAAAACAAATATTGGATCTAAATTTGCATTAACACGTAAAGATGATTATGTTGTCGGTGGTCCACCGGTTGTTGGGCCAGGACAGAGCGCCAACACTTATGCCGTAACATCTGATAAAACAGACATTACAGTAGACAGCAGCATTCTCAAGGTTGACGCATTATAATAAATAACTAAAAACTTAGGAGCTGAAATGGCAAGGCAAAATATTAACATCGGCGTAACGTCGAACGACGGAACAGGAGATCCGTTGCGCGATGCTATGGATAAAGTTAACGGCAACTTTATTGAGCTTTACGCCAACGTCGCAAATATGTTTGACGGGTCTTACACAAGTTTGTCCGGCAAACCAACTATTCCTGCAACATTACTTGATCTTAGTATCACTGAAGGTACTGCAGGACAAGTTCTATCTACAGATGGAGCAGGCACTTTTACATTCGTAGATGCTTCAGCAAGTAATGACGCTGCTGTTGACACTCACTTAAATACAAGTACTGCAAGTAACAATGAAGTACTAAGTTGGAATGGCAGTGACTATGCGTGGGTTGCACAATCTGGTGGTGGCTCAACATATACGGATTCAGATGCAGTTGACGCAATTCAAGCAGTAAACCTTGATATGGGTACTAACGATATTACAACAACTGGTAAAGTTTATTTCGCAAACGTCTTTCCAGACACAAACTCACTTCCAAGCGCTGCAACGTATCACGGCATGTTTGCTCACGTTCATGCTACTGGTGCAGCATATTTTGCTCACAGCGGTTCATGGGTACAGCTTGCTAATAATTCAGACTTGGGTGGAGGCGGAGGAGGTGGTTCATCTCTACAAACTCGTTCAAGCGCAACAGGTACATCTTCATCTTTGAACAATGACGCCTCTGCAAATATAGAAATTACTGGTTTTAAAGGTTATGCTTTGCTAAAAATCGAAACAGACAGAGCAGCTTGGGTAAGAATTTATACTGATGCCGCGGCTCGTACAGCAGATGTAAGCAGAGTTGAAACATCAGATCCTACGCCAGACTCAGGAGTAATTGCCGAAGTTATTACAACAGGCGCGGAAACAGTAGTTATCTCTCCAGGCACTATCGGGTTTAGTAACGAGAGTACACCTGATACAACAATCCCGGTGAGAGTCACAAACAAATCTGGATCTGCATCAACAGTACAAGTTACCCTAACAGTTCTCCAGCTGGAGGCATAGATGGAAGAACCAAAACAAGAATGGATCGTCACTCTTCATCGTAAAGAGGATTTAGAGGATTTCTATAATGATATGGAAACTCCTGGCGGTAACCTGTACATTCCAGATAGAGAAGTAGAAGTTTCTAAACGCAGAACTATTTCTCGCAATACTCATTATATGCTAACTAGATCGGAGGTTGAACTTGTAAGAGCCGATGATAGAGTTTGGGATGTTGAGTTAGCAGAATTGATTGACATTACTACAAGACCGTCATATAAAATAGAAAATGGAGAATTTTCTAAGTCTTGGGCTGGAGATGCAGATGATATTAACTGGGGATTGCTTCGCCAATCAGAATCATCCAATAGATCTGGCTGGGGTGACGGTGGTACTACACAAGTCATTAGTGATTTAACAATTACATCTTCAGGAAAACATGTTGATGTTATTATTGTTGATGGACATATTGATCCAGACCATCCAGAGTTTGCAGTAAACCCAGATGGTAGTGGTGGTTCAAGAGTAGTACAGTATAACTGGTTCCAAAACGATATCGGTTCTGGAACAGGAACCTATCAATATGACCGTTCAGGTTCTTATACAAACGCAATCGACGCTGTTGATAACGATCATGGTTGTCATTGCGGCGGAACAGTAGCAGGTAATACTCAAGGCTGGGCTAGAGATGCTAATGTTTATAATATTAGTCCATATAGTAGCAATCCAAACTGGACTACTCTCGGTTTCAGCTCATCTACTTATTGGGATTATATGAGAGCATGGCACAACGCTAAGCCTATTAATCCTGCAACCGGAAGAAAAAATCCAACAGTAACAAACAACAGTTATGGTTCTGGAATTACTCCCGGCAATAACAACTTTGGTAATGTAACAAGAGTTAATTACCGTGGCATGGATTTCGCTCCTGGCAGAGACTGTACATTAGCAGAATTAAATACTCGTGGCTTTGGTAATGATTCTTTAGTTGACTACGCATTTCCAAATTATTTTACATCAAGACAAGCAGATATTCAAGATGCAATAGATGATGGAATTATTATTGTAGCATCTGCTGGTAATGATTATTGGAAAATTTGTACTCCAACAGATCAAGACTATAATAACGTGTGTTATTTGACATATTTTGGATTTAATTATAGTTTCTACTATAATAGAGGAACTGGATCCGGTGCGGGATACGCTCCTGTAATTGTTGTCGGAGCAACAAGCAATGATAGTAATGAAGATAAAGCTTCATTTAGTAACTGCGGAGATCAAGTAGACGTTTACGGTGCAGGAGAAGCAATTCAAAGTAGCATACATACACCGTCAGGCCAAGTTGGTAGTTCAAGAACAGATCCTAGAGACAGCAATTATTATCTAGGAAAATATCAAGGTACGAGTATGTCTGGGCCGCAGATAGCAGGTATTCTAGCTTTGTTGGCAGAATCATGGCCAAACATGACACAAGCTGAAGCACACGCATGGATTATCAATAATGCAAACGAAAATCAAATGTTTGATTCCGGAGCTGATGATCCAACAGATTGGCAAAGTTTAAGAGGTGGTGCAAATCTTTTTGCTCGTTGGATTAATCAAAGACCAGAAAGTGGCACCAGTTACCCACAGAAAAATTTTAGACCTAGAGCTTCTTCAGGAAGAGTCTATCCACGTCCTAGAATCAGAAGAAGAGGCTAGAAATGTTTATAAATATTGTAAAACAGCGAGATTGATATGGGCGAAGTAGTAACCACAAGATTAAAAGCTGACAATTTACGTCTATTTGATAAAGAAGTCAGAGATAATAATTTATATGTTTTTGTTTCGGCAGTAACAACCGAGACAAACACTCGCTTGAGCGCTGTTAACTCTATTCAAAATAAGAATTTATTTTTAGAAAAAACACTGTTTGGCAAAAAGATCTTTCCAGGCGATGTTCGTTATATGATTAAGTACCATGCTTGGCAAAAAGATCAGGTATATGTGCAATATGATGATACTGTAGATCTAGAAGATAAAAAGTTTTATGCTGTAGTCGGCCCAAACAATAACGACACCGGAGACTATAGAGTCTATAAGTGTTTGTTTAACAACTTTGAATCTCCATCGTTGAATCCACCCAACTACAACTCACAGACAGAAAACCAAATCTACAGAACTGCAGACAAATATGTCTGGAAGTTTATGTTCGTGATTTCTGAATCTGATTTTGAAGCTTACAATGCTTCTGGTTATGTTCCGCTTATTGGTATTACAGATTCAGATCCTTTAGCGAATACTCAGGTAGAAGTTTCGGGTTCTTCTGTTAGTGATATCTTTGTAACAAATCCAATCGAGAATGCTGGGTATCCTTTTGTGTCTGGTATATTTGCATCCTCTCCTCCAAATAATAGTGAGGTAAGAGTAAGATCAGCAAATCTAAGTCAGACAGCTGGTTACTATGTGGGAATGTCGATATATTGTACAGATCCCGGTGGTGTATCACGCTTGTACAAGATTTCTGATTATCAATATATTTCCCAGTCTTCGGACGGACAAGCTGTTGGCAGAGTCACAATAAGCGATGGTGATTTTCTCTCAGCAGTAGGTGGAGGAAACTTTGCGCCAAACTCATCGTTCTCTATTCAGCCTCAGGTTGAAATAAAAGGAGATGGAACGGGTGCCGCGGCAAAGGCAAATGTTGTCGGAGGAAATATTTCTTCAGTTACTATTCTAGATTTTGGTAGTGGATATCACCAACTTGCAGCAGAGATCAAGGATCCTCTTTTTGAGTTTGATCCTGGCGCAGCTGGATCTACAGACGTTCGTTGTTTGCTTAGACCAGTTCTTTCTCCAATTGGAGGACACGGTTTTGATTTGATTGATGAGATGCACTGCAAACATATTTTGCTTTATGCTTATGTTACAGAAACAGATAACAATCAAATCGGCGCAACAAATACTTTCTCATATATTGGTATTGTAAAAAATCCAGAGTTTAGAAATGCAAATAACGATGTACTTGCAGCAAATAGTACACCGGAAATTTTCGATAATAGAATCGCAATAACAACCGATGGTTATAATCTCGTTAATCAAAATGATATTATAACTCAGACAAACTTGAATAACGACATTGTATTTACTGCAAAGGTCCATGAAGTAAATGAAGCTTCAAATACTATTTTCTTGTCAGAATATATGGGACCTTATGTTAACTCTGTAAATAACGATATTTCACTAGATTACACCAAGAAATTTGTTATTCCGACCGGACAGAAAATCGCCATAAATACACCAGAGGCAAATAATGTTATAGAATCTTCATATACTCAAAGATCAGGTTTAGTATATTTTATGGAAGACTTTATTGCGTTCGAAAGAACAGCAGCCTCCAGAGAAGAATACAAACTAGTTCTAGAATTTTAAGGAAACCAGTAGATGCCTATTAATACAGATCTAAATATATCACCATATTTTGATGATTTTGATTTAGAAAAACAATTTTATAAGATCTTGTTTAAACCTGCTTACGCAGTTCAGGCTCGTGAGTTGACGCAGCTTCAAACAATCCTTCAAAATCAGGTGGAGCAGTTTGGCGATAATGTTTACAAAGAAGGTAGCATTATTAAAGGTTGTAACTTTACAGAACTAAATGATCTAAAGTTCGTAAAAATAAACAACCCAGATAATTTTGATATCCAAACTTATAGACCAACACAGGAGGTGGCTGATGACCTCGCTGGTGACCCTACAGTTGACGTTGTGTATGAACTTGAAGGCCAAACTAACGGCCTTGTGGCGAACATTATTTGGTCGGAAAGAGGCTTTGAAACAAGACCTCCTAATCTAAATACATTCTTTATCTCGTATAACAACGCTGTAGATACCGCAACAAACACGCCTATTAAAACATTTATTGCTGGTGAAGTTTTAACACTTACAAAGAAAAGATATAATGGTTCTGTTCTTGTTGATACAACAGTTCTAACAAACGTAGCTGGTTTAAGTGTTACGAATAAACCTACACCTGTTGGTGATGCTTTTGGTTTGCAATCAGCTTCTGGTGTTATCTTCCAAAAAGGTTACTTCCTCTTTGCCGACGAGCAAACTCTTATTATTTCAAAATATGATAATAATCCAAACGGTGTTTCAGTTGGTTTTGAAGTTCAAGAAAGTGTTATTCGTCCAGAACAAGACAACGCTCTTTATGATAACGCTTCTGGATCTACAAACGAGAATGCTCCTGGTGCAGATAGACTTAAACTTGTTCCAAAGCTTGTTACTAAAACAACTTCATCTGCTGATCTAGACGCAACATTCTTTACATTGGTTCGATATAAGAACGGTAATGCTGTTACTATCCGTGACGTTTCTCAATTCAATGCTTTGGGAGATGAACTAGCTCGTAGAACATATGAAGAGTCAGGTAACTACATTGTAGAGAGAATGGATGTTGTTGTAGATAAACGCGGCTCTGATCTAAAAGCTATCATAGGAAAAGGTTCTGCTTACGTAAAAGGATTTAGAATTGATCATAGAGGCGACCAAGAGCTTACTATTGATCAGATTGCAAATACTGTTGTTCATGAGAATCAAAGTATCTCAATCAATTATGGTGGATATGTAAATATTACAGATCTAAGTGGTACAGTAGATCTCGGCATGAATACGATGCAACTACAAAACTCTTCTGGTACTCCCATTGGTTCTGCAATTGCAAGAAATATTTCAGAAAATCGTTTATATTTAAGCAATATTAAGATGACTAATTCTAACTTCACATTTAAAGATGTGGACAGAATTAACGGTGATTCAGGTACAATCTTTATCGCAAACAACTCAATACTTCAAGACGTTAAAAATTCTCCGTTTATTTTTGACACGGGCCAGTTTAGTCTTAATTCAATTACTGATATGACTATTCCTACAAGAGAATATGTAGCGGTAGCGGGTATTACAGGAGACTCATTTACTCTTTCTGATTCCGACATTCAAGCTGACGACTTCTCACCAGATCAGGCAGACCTAACATTTATAGATGCTGGCAATGATAAGATTAATATATTAAGCTTTTCAAGATCTGTCAACCTAAATGAGATTACCGTTAATCTTGACCCAGCAGATAACTCAGATCCCGCTGGTACTCTATACGTGAACACGAGATATACTGCAAACCCAAGACCATTTGGTAAACTCGTGCGCAGGGTTTATGTAAAGAATACTTATTCTGCTGTAGTAAACACGTATAGTCTTGGATTCCCAGATGTATACGAGATTCTAGAAGTACTTGACAGCACTGGAACAGACTACAGTGAAAGCTTCAGACTGAGAATCAATCAGAAAGATACTTTCTACGATATCTCATATATGGAATATATTCCAGGCAGACCTAAGCCAAATGCTGGCACAATTACAGTTCGTCTAAAATGTTTCGAGGCAAATCCGGGTAGCGGCAAATATTTCTTCACAATCGATAGTTATCCTATCGACGACGATACTGCCGTATTGCCTTCTGATAAATGCCGTTCATGGCAGGTTCCAACATACTCGTCTGGCAATAAAAAGATTTATAACATGCGCGAGTGTGTTGATTTTAGACCTCATGCAGATAAAAACGCTGTTGTTCAGTATAGCCATGCAACTCCTGCATCTGCCGGAACAATCACTCAGACTGTTGGCCAACAAGCTCCTCAGTTCTCAAGAACAGATTACCTACAGCCTTGCTTGAATGCAGTTGCTACAGGTGACATTGAAACATATCTCGCTCGTGTTGATAGCGTTATTCTAGATTCATTTGGTAGTCTTAAGATCGTAAAAGGTGCAGAATCTGCTACTCCAGTTCCTCCTCAGGTAGGAGCTGATGAGATGGTAATTTCTCAGGTTACGATTCCTGGATATCCAGCTCTAAGTCCTGTTGAAGCTGCAGAGCAAAGAAAATTCGAGTATGCTGTAGAAGCTAAATCGAAAGGTACTCCTCGTTATAGAATGAGGGATATCGAAAAGATAGAGAAAAGGCTTGAAGGACTTGAATACTATATCAGCTTGAGTCAGCTTGAAGCTTCTGTTGAGAACATGACAGTTCTAGATGAAAATGGATTAACAAGATTTAAGAATGGTTATCTCGTAGATCCGATGAATGACAGTTCTCTTGCTAATCTAGAAGATACGGACTATAAAGCAGCGATTCATTTTAATAGAAAAATTCTTACTCCTGCAGTAAAAACTTTCCCAATGGATCTAAAGTATAAAACAAGCGTTAATTCTACTATCTTCCCGAATACAGCAGATGCTGATGTTAGTACACTCGAAAGAAATTCACACGTTGAATTACTTAATCAGCCTTATGCAACAGACTTTAGAAACTGCGTAAGTAACTTCTGGTCGTTTAACGGTACAGCAGAACTGTTCCCATCACATGATATGATTCATGATACTGTAACAAACCCAACACGTTTGAATATCGATCTAGCAACACCATTTACAAGTTTTGTCGAAGGCTTGCAAAGATATATTCCTCTTACTGATACTCAGTGGGGTGACGTTATTGGAAGTACTCAGATCGGCAACCCGAATGACTGGTTCCCAACACCTATTCAACAAGGTTCTGTTTCTACTTTAAATAATCAAGAGAACGCTCCTATTGATCAAAAAGTTGGTGACTTTGTTTCTAACGTGCAATTCATGCCGTTTATCAGAGCAAGAGACGTAAATGTTTATGTATCAGGTTTAAGACCGAACACTAAACACTATTTCTTCTTTGATGGTATTGATGTTAATCAAGACGTTGCACCCGGTACTGCAGTAAATGCTTCAAGAGACATTCAATCATTCGGTAATAAAGGTGCCGATGTACTTACAGATGCTAACGGTGTATTAAGAGCTGTATTTAGTATTCCTGAAGGAACCTTCTTCGTAGGTGAAAGAGTACTTTATATTGTTGATGTTGATCAGTACAGTAGTATTGCTTCAGGCTCAACATCTAGAGCTACTATTGCGTACAATTCATATAATATTTCTATAGATGCTCAGTCTATGACAGCATCTACAAGAACTGCGGAGTTCTTCGCTAATGAAACAACTACAACTCGTAACCTACCACGTAGAAGAAGACCTCGCCCGGATCCACCCGCTAATCCATTCGGAGGCAGCGGTGATCCACTTGCTCAGACATTCTTTATCAAAAAAGGTATGGGCGCAGGATCTAACAGTGTATTCATTTCAAAGATTGATCTTCACTTTAAGAGAAAGTCAGAAACAAATGGTATTACTGTTATGCTTCGTGAAGTGGAAAATGGTTATCCAACAAATACGATCTTGCCTTTCGGTAAAGTACATTTGTTAGCCTCAGAAGTAAATGTTTCTGATACTTCAGATCTGGTTACAACAGTAACCTTCCCAGCTCCAGTAAGAATGGACATCGAGAAAGAATACTGTGTTGTTCTAATGCCTGATGCTAACGATCCAAACTATCTACACTTTACATCTAAAGTTGGCGGTAACGATCTTACATCTGGTTCTACAAACGGGCAGGCTGTTGTACAAGACTGGGGTGACGGTGTTCTATTTACATCTACAAACAACAGAGCTTGGAGCGCTTACCAAGATGAAGACATGAAGTTCAAGTTGCATAGACATGACTTTAATGCTTCAATAGGTTCTGTAACTATGACAAATGACGATCATGAATTCTTTACATTGTCAGATTGGGATGGTAAGTTTGTACAAGATGAGTATGTCTATCAGATCAAGCCAAAACAGGGCGCCACAGTAAGCGGAATGGCTATTAGTGGTACTACTGTAACTGCAGATTCCGGTGTTCTCGGTGATACATATGCCTCCGATGACTATGTTCTAATGGAAGATTCTGGAAACGTTGCAAAAGACGTATTCAGAGTTGTAAGCGTTAACAGCAATACTGAAATGACTGTAGACAAAGCAGCTCACTTTACCGTTGCTTCAGGTGAGCCCGTAGTTGTAGGTAGAGTTTCTTACTACGATAAACTCGACAGAGCAGAACTTCATCTTAAAGGAAGCTCTGCAAGAACAAGTCGTGGGTTTGCAGCAGGAACTATCTTAGGTCTTGCATCCGGCGTTGAAGCAACAATTGCTACAGTTGATGATATTAACTTAAGTTATATCCAACCAATTGTTATGAAAGCAAATGATAGCATTACAAGAACACAGCTTAAAGGTACTTTTGTTCCTCCTGCTAATACAAGTACAACATATGAGCTTCCAATGCGATTCGGTGACAATAACACGTTTACTCAAGGTGTTACACTATTCAGTAAATCAAACGATCCGTCAAGATCTAAGGCGTTTGATATTACAGTAGAGATGTCAAATGGCTCAAACTCTACATCAACACCTATGGTTGATATGGATTTGTCTGCCGCCATTGCTTACCAGTATATGACAGCTTCTACTGCAGCAGATACTTCTAAATATATCTCAAAACGAATCGAGTTAGCAGAAGATCTTGATGCTGAAGATATGGAAATCTTTGTTACAGGTTATAGACCACCAAACACAGATATTAAAGTTTATATCAGACCTCAGAACACTTATGACGCTGCAGACTTTGATACTCTACCTTGGATTGAATTAGAATTGGTAGAAGGTGTAGGTGTATATTCCTCAGCGATTAATCAAAAAGATTATCGAGAGTATAAGTATAAAGTAGCCGATGCAAATAAAGATGCTGATGGAGTTCTTGAATATACAAGTACTGAAGGAGATTTCAGTGGGTATAGAAAGTTTGCAATTAGAATTGATCTTATTGCAGATGATCTTCATCAGGTACCGATGGTAAGAGATTATAGAGGCATCGCGCTAACATGATACATCTAAAACGAGAGCAAACAACCGGCGCAGTTTTAAATACAGACAAGGCTGCGCTAAATAAATATAAACAAGAAAGAGCGTTATATAGAAAAGTTGAACGCTTAACAAAAGAACTTGTTGTTGTTCGTGAAACTCTCGTTAGAGTAAATGAGCGCTTAGATCAATTAGAGAACAGATAAATGGCAAAATCAAGTATTACAAATATTACAACTACGCAAACATTTCAAAACTGGTTTGATAAAACTAATGAAATGGTAGACTTGTTTAGAGCGGAAGTAGTAACCGCATCTGCTCTCGGTGACGACACCACGGGTAATGCTACTCTCGTAGGAACGTTTGAAGCAACGGAATTAAAAGCAATCGAAGATCTTTTTTCAGATCACGTAAGGGCTTATAACTCAGCTAATAACGTCACATTCCACAGTCCTGTTACGATGAATGCTACTACAAATCAGAATCAACTTGTTCTGAAATATACAGCAGGCGGACCTAGAATAGAACTTACAGATAATACCGACACGTGGACTTTCGGTATGCAGGATTCTGTAAATACTGCAATCATTTTAGACACGGGTTCTGGAGATCCTAAGTTGAGATTGCTACCAAATGGTACTCTTCAAGTTGTAGATCTATTCGTAAGAGATGACGTACTTATCTCAGACGGCCTTACGGTTCGTGGAACATTTACTGCTAATAACATTGTGACATCAGGCGGTACTGGTACTTTTACTGGTAGTGTAGTTGGTAACGTTACTGGCGATCTTACTGGAGACATTTATCACCCATCAGCAACTGGTGGTAACGGATCGGGTAAAGTACTCGAAAACGGTGGCCCTGCTGCAAATATTCCCGCAACTTTCTTTGGTAACGTTCAAGGTACAGTAAGTTCTCTTATTAACCACGATACAGATTCTTTAGACGAAGGCGCTGCCAACCTTTACTTTACTAATAAAAGAGCACAAGATGCTTTCTCAGAAGGAACGGGTGTATCATTTGGAGAAGCATCAGAGGGTGTAGTGCCAATCAATATTGGCCAGGCTGTTGGAACAGGATCGGATGTAACATTTGGTTCATTGGTTGTTAATAATTCTGAAACCCCAGCCGCAGGCACAATACAAGCCAGCGGAGATATTACAGCTTTTGCAAATATCTCAGATGTTGCGATGAAAGAAAATATTCATCCAATTGAAAATGCTTTAGATAAAGTTTTACAACTTGGCGGATATACTTTCAATTATAAGAGTAGACCAGGCGAAGAGATGTCTGGAGTTATGGCTCAAGAAATTGAGAAGGTAGTACCTGGCATTGTATATAAAACAGTGAATCCTGATACTAATGAAGAAACTTATGCAGTTCGACATGGTAATCTAGTAGGTCTACTTATCGAAGCCATTAAGGAACTTTCAGCAAAAGTGGGAAAGTAAATGGCTATTAAGACTTCAGGCCCCATTAATTTTCAAAACATAGTTGACGAGTTTACCGGCGACAAACCACATTCTCTATCAGAATATGCTAGAGGGGCAGGTTTAGTGCCTAATAAAAACACAAATGCTGCAATCGGTCAAGCGGGTGAACCTCTTTCTATGAGCCAGTTTTATGGCGCTACTCGAATAATTGAGCTAACATTTGAAGCTTTTGGCGGCGGTGGAGCAGGTGGTTCTGGTTTTGAAAACAATTCTGATATTGTAAGTAGAGCCGGATCTGGTGCTCCTAGTGGCATCATGCTCATGTCAACTTTTGATGCCGCGGTTGCAGCAAACGGTGAATTACCACCAACTCAAATGAACTATGCTGATTTTCTTACTGCAACTGGTATAACACGAGATGATGTGGCTGTAACAGATACTAAGGCTGGAGCAAAATCTGGTCTTGGAGGAAATAACAACGCATTTACAACTGCTAATGCAACCGCTGGTCAAGATTCTGAATTTGGTGCTGGCGGTGCTGCAGCTGCTCGAAATACTGCAGGTGGGTCTGCACCTTGGGGGAATTGGGGTGCTGGCGGTGGCGGCGGCGGTGGCGACCAAGGTAATGGTGATGACTACTTCCTCTTTATTAATAGAGGTGGTTCTGACGAATGGGGTAAAGCCGGCGAAGGTGGTTTTGTTGGTGGAAGATGGAATGGTAACATTGACGTAGACGTAGAGGTAGATTATGTTGTGCAAGTTGGTAAAGGTGGTAACCCTGCAGTTAACGTAGGTCAACACGACGGCGGCTACGGTAATCCAGGTTATTTAAAATTTGATGTTGACACGGGTGCTGCTACTGAAGTATTTGCGCCTCCAAGCACTGGTGATAACGCTGCTAGAGCTCTATCATATTATTTTGGTTTCCGCATAGAAAGAAATGGTTCAATAACAAGATTTTCAGTACCTGTTCTTTCAGAAGATGAAGGAGGTGGTAACTAATGGTAGATTCAAATATTTTTAGAGGTTATTATGATATTCTAGATGAAGCACTAGAGATATTTCCAATAAGCATCCTAACTACATTAGAATTTGTTAGACGCAAAGATGTGCATTCGGTTGTAATTTACATTCGTAATAACTCAGAAGAAATTAGACAAGACATTGATACTTTTTTACAAAAGTATGGATTTTCAGTACCAAG